TGATAGTGGCCATGATGAACATGAGGAGAAACCTTTGATGGCAGTCTCCGATGACAAGTGGTTATTTTAAAAATGCATGAAATTATAAATAAAATCTAGTATATGTATTAACTCATAGGGAGAACAAATATGCCTTTTCAATTAAGCCCGGGCGTTAATGTATCAGAGATCGACCTAACTACTATTGTTCCAGCAGTTGCAACTACTGACGCAGCTGCCGCTGGTGTTTTCCAGTGGGGACCAGTAGGTAAAGCTACGTTAGTCGTTTCTGAAGACGAGCTCGTAAAAGAATATGGTAAGCCAAATAATGATAACTTTGAGACATGGTTCTCAGCATCCAATTTTTTGGCATACTCAAACCGTCTTTATGTATCCAGAGCAGGTTATACCGAAGGCACAGACGTAGTTGTAGCACCATACGTTAGTGACGGCGGCAACTATCTTGTAATTACTGGTAACACTGCAACAGGAGTTCTAGTAGGATTTGACGTAGTTGAATCTACAGTTATACCAGCTGATACATCAGTAACTGCAGTTTCTACAGCCCAAGTCGATGTAGCAGTTGCTTTTGATTCTGATATCGATGTAGGTGCTAATGAATTCGATATTGCTCTTGGCACAGATCTTGTAGAAGGAGAAAGAGTACAGTTGATCCGTGATGGCGGAGCTGGTGTATTGCCATCTCCATTTAGTGAAGGTACTGACTATTATATAAGAAACGCAACAGCTAATACATTCCAGCTGTCAGATACCCAAGTTGGTGGTACTGCTGAAGTTATCGGTGATACAGGTGACACTGATTTGTTATTCGACGATCAGGCGATACTCGAATTACTCTCAATAACAACGTAGTTGGTCCTGACGGTCAGGATGGAATTGTTTCTGCAGAAATCTATGATGACGATTTTACATTTAACGCCATCGCAAATACAGCAGGACTTGGTTCTGATTCTACTCTTGCAAATCATATTGTAAAAAATGACGATGCTTACGATGATGCATCACAAAACTTTGATTCAGCTGTACAATATGTTGCTAAGTACCCAGGTACGCTCGGTAATTCACTGGCAATTTCTGTGTGTGATAGCCCTGCGGCATTTAAAAGTACTGTTACTATCCCGACTGTAACTGATGCATCAGAGGGATCCAATAACGAGATAGCAGTTGTAACTACCCTTACACTGAATATTGGCGAAAGAGAAGCAACTCTTACAACCGATTCAGCTCAAAATGAAGATCTAGATGCAGTTTCAGATCAATTCGCAGTTGGTGATCTTTTGAAATTTGGTAATTCTTCAATCGGTTTCCAATGGCTTGAAGTTGAATCAATTGGTGCTGGTGACGGCACAGATAAAAAAATTACATTTACAGATAATCTTGCAATTTCAGAAAATCTGTCTCTCGAAGGCGGTGATACTTTCGAAAGATATTGGAAATACTATGGTCTGGTACAAAAAGCACCGGGTCAATCACAGTATGTAAGTGAGCAAGGTAACACATCAGCCAATGATGAAATGCATGTCGTAGTAATTGACGAAGATGGTAAGATTTCCGGTGTTCCTAACACTGTATTGGAAGTTTTCCAAGAATTGTCCAGAGCAACAGATGCAAAAGGCGTTGATGGAGATGCTATCTACTATAAAGAAGTACTTAATCAATCTTCACGATTTGTCTGGGCCGCTAGCGATCGATCAGGTGCAGCTACAACAACTGCTGCTTTGATTGCTTCTGCATCTACGACTACGGCAGAAAATTTGAGCTTCGGTTTAGGTACCGATGTAAACGGCGGCGAAGGTGCATGTACTCTTGGTCAGATTCTAAGATCATACGATGTCTTTAGATCTTCAGAAGATTATGATATCTCGTTGATTCTTACTGGTAAGTCCCGCGGCGGCGCGAATGGAACACAAGTTGCAAACTACATCATTGATAATATTTGTGAGCGTAGAAAGGATTGTGTATCATTTGTTTCACCAGCGAAAGGAGATGTTGTAAATAACTTTAGTGATATTTCTGAAGATGTTATCGCATTCCGAAATGCAATGAGATCGACATCATACGCAGTTATGGATTCTGGTTACAAGTATCAGTATGATAAGTTCAACGATGTATATCGATGGATCCCACTTAATGGTGATATTGCTGGCCTTTGTGCTCGCACTGATAACCTCAGAGATGCATGGTGGTCACCAGCTGGATTTAATCGTGGTAACCTTAAGAATGTTATTAAGCTTTCTTGGAATCCTAAGAAAGGCGAGAGAGACGTTCTTTATGCAAATGGCATTAACCCAGTAGTCAACTTCCCAGGCCAAGGTATTGTGCTCTTCGGTGATAAGACTCTGCTTTCTAAGCCATCAGCATTTGATCGAATCAACGTACGAAGATTGTTCATTGTCTTGGAGAAAGCAATTGCAGCTGCTTCTCAATCCACACTGTTTGAATTCAATGATGAATTTACTAGATCTACATTTGTAAATCTTGTAACACCATTCTTGAGAGATGTACAAGCAAGAAGAGGTATTACAGATTTCGCCGTTGTTTGTGACGAAACAAATAATACTGGTGAGATCATTGATCGCAACGAGTTTGTAGGCGATATCTACATTAAACCAGCTCGAGCGATCAACTTCATTCAATTGAATTTTGTTGCGGTGAGATCAGGCGTAGAATTCTCCGAAGTTGTTGGGAATTTCTAATAAATAGACAAAATAATAAAATAGGAGAAATCTAATGCCATTTAATATAGACACTTTTCGCAGAAATGCTCTTAGCCAGGGTGGGTATCGTCCCGCCCTCTTCGAGGTTCAGGTAGAGCGACTAGGTGAAGAATTTAATTGGCTTTGCATGTCATCGCAGGTACCAGCTTATACGACTGGAATTATTGAGGTACCATATTTTGGTCGTAAGATCAAGATTGCAGGCGATCGAACATATGCAGAGTGGACAACTACAGTAATGATTGAAGAAGATTTCAGTCAACGTAGAGTTCTTGAGCAATGGGCCAAAGATATTAATGATGAAGTTGAGAACACACGAGGTTATACGAGCCCAGAAAATTATAAAGCAACTGGTACTGTTACGCTTTATAAGAAGCAAGGAACACCAGCTCAAAAATATGAGCTGAATGGTTGTTGGCCAGTAGATATTGGTACTATTGAATTGGATTGGAATACAACCGATACAATTGGTACATATACAGTTACTTGGGCATTCGACTACTTTGCTCCCGGTTCCAATTAAATTTTAAAATCTAG